CTTGCCGGTCTTCACCGACCGCAGCACGACCTTGCCGCCTTCCTTCCGGATCACCGGCCCACCCGCCCGAGAAAGATCGCGAGCGCCGGCCAGTCCCAGCACGTCGGGGAGCGCGGCATCAGGCTGTCGCCGGGGCCGGGGGCTTGCCGCCGCGGTCGCGGTCGGTGCCCTCGTCGCCGGCCGGCAACACCTGCGACGAGTCCACGCCCTTGTCCCGCGCCTTTTCGTGCAGAAGTGTGTGGTGCATGCCGCAAAGGGTAGCCAGGTTCTTCGGGGTGGTCGTGTGCCCCGCGTTGGAGAGCGCCGCCGTCGCCGGGATGCCGCCCTTGTGGTGGACCGTGATCCCACCGTTCGCTTCGGTCCCCAGCTCGTTGCACCGCGCCTTCTTCGCCTCCCCCGGGAACCCGTCGTACTCACAGCGGTAGTTCGCACGCCTCATCACATTCAAGACCAAGCTCGGTGGCAGACCCCCTTTACCGCCCGTCGCCAGTTTCGAGCCCTCCGCCTTGGCCTCCTTGCGGAGGATCGCCAGCGCCTTGGCCTCACCCGGCGGCAACTCGTCGTCGCGCGCGCGGTCTGGCTTGCGACCCCCGCCGAACTTCTCCGCGATCTTGCCCGCCTGCTTCGCGTACGCCTGCCCGGCCGCGCTCACGTGCCCGTTGTATCACGGCCCATGGCTGGGGACTAGGGGGTGGGCGGAATCATCGTGGTGCTAGGCGTTGCCCGTGTGGGCGACCGCGAAGACCATGCCGGGAGACAGCACCAGGCGCGCGTTCGCCATCGGCAGCATGGTGCCGGCGCGCTGCGAGTCCCCGTCCGGCCGCCCACGGTACGTGACGGTCGGCCGCCCCGTCATGCCGGCCAGGCCGACGACCTCCCCGTAGGTGATCTGGCTTCCTGGAAACTCGTGCTCCCGCGCGTTCACCGTGATCTTCATGGGCTAGTGCCCGTTCGGCCCGACGATCAGGCGGCGCCCGGGCACGGCGGCGAAGGGCTTGTCTTTCCCCGGCCCGTACTGAAATTCGAGCAGCACGTTCATGCCCGCGCGGCTGTACCGCTTCTCGCCGGCAGCCGCGGCCTTCTCGGCGTCGTGGATGTGCACCTCGCAGGGCGTCGTGACGCCGACGCGCAGCATGAGGCCGTAGCGCGTCGGGATCAGCGGGTCCTGATCGGTCGTGGCGCGCCGGATGACCATGGCGGCCCAGAGCTGCGGGGCGCGCTCCTGCACGTCGCGGGCGCTGAGCATGCAGATGAAGCGCGCGGCCGGGGCGCCGCCGCACTCGCACCGCTCGCCGGGGTCGAAGGCGAACCGGCGCCACACCTCCTCGGCCGTCTGCTTGCCCCCGAAGAGGCGCTTGATGTGGATCTGCTCCCCGCGCGGTCGCTCCCCCCGCGCGGGGGGCGCCTCTGCCCGGATCGGCAGTTGGCCGGCCACGGCCTCGGGTTTGGGGGGATCCTGGAAGTCGGTCAGCGCCGCGCCCGCGATGGCGTCGGCCACGTCGGGGGACGCGCCGCTCATCGATTCGAGGAGGCTCTCCGCGTCAAGCTCCCCGTCGAGACGGCGGCCCGCTTCATCACGCGGGATCACATCAATCACGTCGATCTTGCTGTCGCTCACGGTTCACCTATCCGGTAGAGGGCGTCTTCGGGGCGCAGGGCGCGGTCGTCGATGTAGTAGGAAACCTCGGGCTTGCCCTGCGCGCCGTCGTCGATCGCGTCGTAGAGCCCCGCGAACTCGCGCTCGCAGCAGTCTACCATGGCGCGGTAGCGGGCTTGTTCGAGCGCGTGGTCCGGGTGCCGGCGGGCGGCGAGGCCGAGGGGGTCGAGGTCGTGGTTGAAGCGGAGCGCGCGGTTGGCGCGCGCCGACCAGATCAGCACGCGCCAGCCGGCGCGCTTGAGCGCCTGGAGGAGACGGCGGGCGCCAGGGCGCGGGCGGGGCGGGGCCGCGTCGTACGTCGGCACCATCTCGGCGAGCACCCCGTCGAAGTCCACGGCGACGACGCGCGCCATCTACTGCCCCCACGGGGACCAGGACGCGACGAGCCGCGAGGCCTCGTGCCACGCCTGGGGGAAGACGCGAACCGCCGGGGGTCGGCCACCCACCCTCCGGCCAAGTCGTTCGCCCGCCGCCGGCGCTCTGGCGACGGTCGTGCCCCGCGGTCGGGAGCTAGCCGCCGCGGTTGGTGCGCGTGTCCCGGTTCCTGTAGCGGGCCGGGGAGCGTCGTCTTCGCGGGTGGCCTGTTTCCCGGCCGCTCGGACGCCCGTTGGTGGGAGCTTGGTCATTTGCCGCGTTCCAGCCGCGCAATCTCCCTTGCGAGATACCACGCCGCCTTGCGCAAGTCTTCGAGCGCGCTGGCATCTTTCAACGCCGGGTCCACGAGCCCGGCGCGCCAGATGTGCTTGATCGTGGTCCCGAGGTTGAACCCGTAGTGCTCAACGATGTCGATGCACTCGACGCCACTGGGGTGAAGGTTGTAGTGCTTCGGGTGGTTCACGGCCTCGGGTTTCTTCTTCACGTGGGATCCTCCTTGGCAGCGCCCGGGTCTAGGGCAAGATCGTCCGGGGGCGCCGGCAGCGTGAACACGACGGCCCGGACGATCCCGTCCTCGCTAACCTGTTCGTGGATCACCTTGCCGCCAACCGTCCCGATGAACGCGCGGATCGCGCCCGCGGCGTCGAGCCTCAGCCGCGCTTCCCGCACGCGCGTGACCCCGGCGAAGGGGGGCAGGGCCGCCTCCATGTCGATCTCGGGAAGGTCGAGCGCGCAGTACTCCCGCGCCTCGGCGGCCGTGATGCGGATCTTCCACACGCCCCACCAGACCAGCAGGCCCTCGGGGGCATTCTGGTCGATGACGACACTCGAACCAGCGTCGGCGATCTGGTAGGCCGTGCCCCCGCGGAACGTGAGGGACTCGGCCCGGGCGCGTGGGTCGGCCGGCGTGAAGTCCTTGCGCACGAGGAGCATCATGGGCCGCACGCGCACGGGAGTCCCGGGCCACCGGTCTTGTCGACGTTGTAGTGGCCCACGTCGCACCACGGTGAGTCGTAGCCGAGCGACCCGGCCTCGTTGCAGCAGGCCTGGCCGGCGCCCCCGCAGGTTGGGTCGGCCGCCTGGCAGTACCACAGGCCGTCCACGCACCCGGGCGTCGTGCAGGCCGGCCAGGCGTAGCCGCGGCAGACCCGCCCGGCCCCACACGCGCCACCCGGGGCGCCCACGGCGGCGGGGCAACAGGGCTCATCGAGGCCGCCGCAGGGCGTGCAGTAGCCTACGGGCGTGCAGGTCACGGGCGTCCACATGGGCGCGCAGGCGAGCCCCGCCGGGCACGTAGTCCCGCCGCTGACCACGCGGCAGGCCACCAGCGCCCCGCAGATCCAGGGGGGCGCGTCCGCGGCGGGCACCGCCTCATGGGGGGCCACGGCGTCGGTCATTTGGTGGTCCGACATGCCCGCCCGGGTGTCCGGCACATTTCCCAATGAATCCACGCCGCTATCTACTTGCTGGCCGACCCGCATGTCCACGGGGCTGGGGGCGTCGGCGGGGCCGCCGCAGCCGGTCAGCAGCATGGCGAAGCCGATGAGGCCAAACACCGCCGCGGTCCCCGCCAGCAGGTAACCTACGATCCCCCAGGCCATCGCCTTCTCGCCGTCCGTCATGGTCGCCCTCGCCCTGGATCATCCCCGGGGCGTGGCCGGTTACGCCGCCGAGCCCCCGGCGCCGCCCCCGGGACCCCGGAAGAGGCCGCCTTCGAGCTTCTGACCGACGAGCGTCTGGCCGGCGGCCTGCTCGGCGGCCTGCTCCTTCTTGATGGCCGCCATCATGCCGGGCACGTCCTCGACGCGGTAGTAGGGCGCGACGAAGGAGACGGCATGCTCGGTGTCGAGCAGGCCAGCCTGCTTCGCCATGCCGGCCGCGCGCGTGGCGAGGTCCACGTCCTGGAGGTTCGGCGTCTCGTAGGGCGGCCACACCAGCTTGATGGTCGCGGGGGTTTGGCCGAGCGTGCGGTCCACGTAGCTGGTGACGCCGGTGGCCGGATCGGGCACGGCCTTCGGCGGCAGCACCACGCCGAGGTTGCGGCCGGCGAGGATGCGGGCCGCCGCGATGAACTTCTCCAGCAGGGGCTTGATGCCGCGCTCGCCGTACTGCTCGCGCAGCCGGTCGGCGCGCGCGTGCATCGACTCGTACTGGCGGTTCACCTCGGTGGCCGTGCGGTTGGCGACGTCCGGGTGCTCCAGGACGCACTGCGCGACTTCCAGGGCCTTCTGCCGCAGATCCTCGGCGGCCTTGAAGGCGGCCTCGGGGCCGGTGCCCGAAATTTCGAGGTACTTCATGCCGTCGCCCTTCTTCAAGATGATGGCACGGCCGGAACCCTTCCGGACCGTCCCCAGCTCCTCCGGGTCCAGGTCCGTGTCGATCACCGTTGAAGGATCTGAGTTCGCCAGGATGCCCCGGTTGGCCTGGGCGATCAGGGTGTCGATTTCCTCGGTCAGCTCGTAGATGCCGACGCAGTCCGGATCGCCGTCGGCTGTGTCGCGGCTCACGGTGTTCTGGATCCACACGACCGGGACGAAGCCGAAGCCGTGCTCCACGACCTTCGCCATGCCCTCGCCCGGCTCCTCGCCGGGTTGGGGCACGTAGGCGTCCCAGTCGGGCTCCTCGCCATCCGCCACGGGGATCGGGGGCCATTCCGTGTCCGTGGTGGTGTCGATGACGCGCCTGTACCAGAAGTCCTGCACGACGGGCTCACCGGTGATCGGGTCGAAGCCCTCAATCGGGTAGTAGTAGCGCTCCTCCAGCCGGCGCAGCTCCAGGGTGTGGCGGTTGGTAAAGTCCGGGTAACACCAGCGGGGGTCGTGGCAGTAGAACGTGGGCTTGCCGCCGATCAGCGTGAAGCCCACGACGGCGGTGCCGACGGCGCCACCCCAGTCGCGCCCGCCCATGAACTGGGGCATGAGGCGCCCGACCTCCGCGACGCAGCTCAGCCAGTCCTCGGACTGGGGGTCGCCCTCCACGCGGATCTGCGGGTGGTGCCGCTCGCTGAACAGCATGCCGGTAAAACGGTCGACGATCACGCGGACGAGGTTGTAGGGCGCGGAGGGGCGGCGGAAGCGGAGCGGCATCTCGCCGGCGCCCTGCGTGACGAAGCCGGGCGCCGCGTAGCTGGCGCGCATCGGCGTGTCGCCGGCCGCGATGGCCTCGGCATCCAGGGGGGACAGCGCCTCACTGCCGTCCCAGTTGTAGACGCGGGCGCTGTAGCGGTCGCACCGGTAGATGGCCCAGAGGAAGTTGAGGTCCCGCTGGCGCTGCGTCATGCCGAGCGTCTTGTTGCGCGCCTTGAAGTCCTGGATGGCGCCGGATGCGCCGGCCGCGCGGATCAGGTTGCGGCTCGGGCCGGCGGTAGCTGCCCCGGGGGTCGGCATGGCCTTACCCTACCCCACGCGGAGCGCGCGGTCTAGACGCGGGGCGGCCAGGACCAGCCCGAGCAGTGGGGCTCGGCCGGCACGTCCTCGGGCTTCTCCACCCGCATGACCGACGTGGCCCACGCCTGGAGCTGGACCTGCTCGCCGGGCATGGGTGAGAAGTGGTCGTTGCCACCGTCGAGGTCCACCACCAGGTTCACGCACGTGTCGCTCCACACCTTCACGACGCGCGCCGGGTTGGTCTTCTGCTTCCCGCTGAACTGCTCGAACCAGGTGTAGAACACGACGCGCCCGAGGGTCGGCTTCATGCCCCGAGGCTCCCACGCGCGCGATTAGGAGTCAACCCCCCGCCGCCCTGCCATCCTGGGCAGTCCAATCGGCGAGAAGGGCGTCCTCCAGGTCCGACAGCAACGTGAATCCACGGGGCTCTCCGTCGGTGTGCGTCCACGGTTCCAGCCCGCTACGCCAGCGCAACGCGATCCAGCCACCAACCGGGCGTGGGTACGCCACGCCCATGAGGTGCTCACGCTCGCGAGGTCTCGAAGGCCTCTTCCCGAAGTCCTGATCGGTGGGGTCCGGGGTTTCCTTGGCAACCGCGTAGATTCGCCAGGAACCGTTCTCCTCCATTCGTGAGCGTACCCATAGCGGGGCGAGCACGACGCGACTTGAGGGGAGATTGGCAGAAACGTATGGGTCATCTGGCATGGGCGCCTCCTGTGTCAATGGTTTCCCTAGCGCGTGAGGGTGTCGATCACCATGCCCTTAGCCTTGCGGCGGCCCTCGACGGCGCCCTCGCGGGCGAACCAGGAACTCATCAGTCGATCGCCGCTGTGCGCTTCGGGGTTGTAGTTGAGCATCTCCTGGATCCAACCCTCGATCTCCGGCTCGCACACGCCGCCGACGCACGGGATGATCCACTTGCCGTTCGCCAACTCGGTGGCCAGGGACTCGATGCCGTACTCGGGGTGGTGCTTCTTCGCCGCCGTCGTGGTGAAGGGGCGGACCGGCACGGCCGAGACCTTCCGGACGAGCTGGTAGATGAAGGCCTGGGCGGCGTTGTCCTCCACGAGCACGATCGAGTCGTAGCGCCGGTGCGTGTCGATGATCTTTTCGACGATCTGCGGGGCGGTCCAGCGGCCACTCTCCACCATCAGGACTTCGCGGGTCTCGTC